GCAAGCTAGATCGGAAATTCAAATAGACTTGTTTTAGGTATCTTAATGATTCCCCAGAGTTACTAACATCTAATACTATTTGATCAATCATCGTACTTGCCGCAGCATCACCTGATACACCTAATACTAGTTGATCTGCATAAGAAGTATCTACGGTTGTCGTATCGAATGCAACAAATGAAGCATCTACAGGAAATGTAGAATAAGAAGTATCATATGCAAAGCTTGTCCAAGAATCAGGTATTGATAAATTTACTGGTGTATCGTAAAACGAAATTTGAGAATCACTAATATCTGACGTATTTAATATGTAACTCGATACTTTGTCTAGTTCGCTTCCATTTCCATTATTGTAAATTTGAGATATTTGGTCTAATGATAAGTAATCAGCAAATGCTCGCACATCATCTAAATATGCATCATTATTCAATGTATTACTGTCATAGTCGTGTCCAGCTTTATTAAAGATGTAAAAAAATGATGCATTACTATTATTATCAAATGTCCCAACATTCATATTACTTATATCATAAACTAGTTTATTATTAAAAATAAATCGAAGTCTATCTTCGAAGTGATCATATTGCAAACAATAATGGTTCCATTGGGTTAAATCATCTTCATCTTTTGTTGTATAGGCAGAACCATTAAATTTAGTGTCATCATTGTTCAACCTCAACTTGAATTCCGTATAGGCTGACCCATCTAATGCAATTTTCGGTTGAGTTTCCATATATATATCAACATTATTATTTGTTCCTATAATTTGTGTTGATCTTGTTGCTACCTCGGCATCAAGCTTTCCCCAAAAACATATTGTACATTTGAACGATGCGGTTACAACGCCATTTCCGTCCCCATAATCATATAAAAATGAGTTTTGATAGTCTCTTAGAAAGTAATCAGTACTATTACCATAAAAACTTCCATTTCCTACTTTATATTCTGTTGTACTGATTGTAGTGACCGCATATACATTTCCTGCTATAGTATTATTTGCATAATTGAATGCGTTCGGATAAGTGGTGGTACTTGTTATATCCCCATCATTTCCTTTATACCATATTAACATTGTTGTGCTTTTTTCAAATTTCATATATTTTCCAGATAATGCATGTCTTTCATTTTGCCAATTATTATTTACATCATAGCTTATACGATCAACAATTTTCATCTTATTATCAATGTCAAACAACAAGCATCCATTATTAAGACCTTCATACGAATGAATGTCTCTCATAATAAATTCTGTACTTCCACTAATATCAATTGCATAATTTGGATATAAAGCTGACGTAATTCTATGACCTACACTTCCTGTAATAGTCGCTGTTTTGATCAAGATAAACGTTGAAGAAAGAAGAGACTCATTTGACCAACTATCAGGTTCTAGAATAAAATCAATATTGAGTGACGTATCTACTGAAAGAATTCTGAATCCTTTCTTAATAACAGAATGAATAACATCTTCGTTGCTATTAACTGTCTTTTGTACCAAATCTGTTGCATAAGTTTCTAGTAAAACATCTGAAAATGTTTTCGCAGTATTCGATCCCACACTAATTATATCAAATGTATGTACGTCAGTAATTGAACCTAGAGTTGCAACAATTGTATATTCACCTACTGCGTCATATACAAACTTTCCGTTTTCATCTATTGAACCACCGTTTGGGAAACTATATGAAATACCGTCAAGAGAAGCCAATCCCACTATATTTATCGATATTTCCTCGCCGTAGAAATATAAAAGGTCTAAAACAATGTTAAACTTAATTTCGATATCTATAGTATTTGAACTTTTACCAAAATCAATGCGAATAGGGTATATTCCAGCAAATAATGATTCATAATTAAATTCTTTTGTGTTTGAGTCTATAGTACCTCCGCTTAATGAAGTATAAGTCGCATCTCCAATATCATCTAAAATAATAGTATCCCCAAAATTATAGTTCTTTTGTCTTGTATCAAGTTTTTCATTCCAGAATGAAAATATGTCATTTATCTTTCCTTTCCAAGCACCTTTCATAATCAAGTTTAGATCATTGTTATCTACAGTTTCATTGTGACTGTGATAATGATAACCCAAAAAATTGTGACTGTGGCCTCCAAAAGTGTCTAGTTGAATATATTTACCAAACATATCACTATAGTCATCATGATATGCTCCATATATTGCAATACCGTCAGATGCAAACCCTATTAATGGCGGATGAATGTTACCACTATAATCAGGATAATTATAAATATTCAATCCACTATTTGTTGCCAAGTATCCATCTGCTTTATACTGTAGAGAAAATTGTGAATTTGTAGTTTTACCAACTGCAGTAACTTGTCCAATATGATTTGCAAACGACAAATCACTTGACAAGGGAGAATGAATTGGAATACCATCAACTGCTACTCCAATTTCTTGAGAACTGGCGTAGTTGTACGCATTTGATGTAGTTCCAGAATTTATAGCACTTTTCATAGTGTCGATCATGGTATTTTCAGAGAAATCTGTTATTAGTCCATAATTCTTCATTGGAATTCTAAAAACATTAGACTGGGCCATAGTACGACGAGGAACCGTGCTACTGGCATTTTCAATGCTTAAAATTTCGGATAATCCATCACCTATCGTATTACTGGCAATAACCATAAATGGATGTTTCACATTATCTCCGTCACTTTCGTTTGTGAAGAAAACATGACTCACTGAACTTGAATCAATAGATATGTTATATACGTTTTCTACTTGCAGCTTTCTTGATAGAAGACTAGATCGAAAGTTCATGTATATACCTTTTTCGTATCTCAGTGTGTTCCCTTCATTACTGATATCTACCATAATCTCGTCCAGCATGGAGTTTGCAGCATTTTCTCCAGATATTCCTGCGACCAGTTGGTCTGTGTAATAAGAATCTACAGTAGCTGTATCAAATATAACAAGCGTATCATCTGTAGGGAAAACATTATACGAAGTATTATATGATATTTCTGTCCATGTGGATGGCTTTGTCAAATTGTGGGATGAGTCGTAGTAGATTAAAGAATAAGAAGAATCGCTGGATAAGCTTAATTGTCCTTTTAGCACATCATTCGATACATTACCATTGCCTTGATTGTAAATATTTTTAATCTCAGACTCTAACAAATAGTCTCCATATACACGAACATCATCAAAAAAAACGTTTTCAAATCTTTCCATAAATACCATTTTGCCACCAGTATTTCCAAGCTCTGGTTCAGGCTTAATTGTGTTTTTATCTTCAAATATCATATTACCGTTTATAAAAAACTGGAAATGATGTGTGGAGTTATCGTATTGAATGGAATAATGATTCCATTCTGTAAATTCATACAATTCATTAAAGTCATCCAGTGTCATTATAGTTGTAAAATTATTTTGGATAGCTGTATAATTATTTTGGGTTGAAGGTTCTACTATTGATTGAAATGTTAAAAGGATTCCATCTTGAGAATGAAACAGAATGTTAAAATAGCTGCTTGAAGAAATATAAAGTAATGACGTATTGTTTTTAAGTTGAGTGATTTTAACCCACATTGTAGCAGTGAATTTATGTATCAAATTTTGAAATCCATTACCATCTCGATAATTAAAAAGAGTATGATAACTTTTTATCGCTTCATAATCACCAGATCCATATATACTACCAGTTCCTAGTTTATAATCTGTATTATTAATACTTAATCTAGGCCATGCGAAACTTTGCGAGCATTGCCAAGAGTTACCGTTTGTACCATGATTCCTAAAGTAATAATAATTTTTACCACTACCACTATTGCCATTAGTATCAAGCTGATCACCAGAATCTCCTTTGAGCCAATGATACAAATAACTTGTCAAAGCAATATCAATATATTTTGACGATATAGAAACATTGCTTTCATTTTCCCAATAATTGCTACTATTATATGAAATACGGTCCAATATTTTAAAGTTATCTCCGATATCAACTAATAAACAACCATTGTTTTTTCCATCATGTGAATGTATTTCGCTTAATACGAATGAGTTTTCACTATCAATATCTAGAGCATAGTTTGGATAAAGGTGAGATACAATTCTATAACCTGACATTCCACTGTTTGTTACTGTTTTGTAGAATGCAAATGTGGATGCTAATATTGTTTGTACGCTTAATTCATATGTCAAAGACATAATCGATTCTAATGTGAATGCACTTGTTACACTGAGCAATATACCATTTTTACCAATATGTCCGAATACAACATCGTTATTCGTATCAAATGTTTGCGCTCCAAAGGTGGTTTGTTTTGACAGTGCCAACACATCAGTAAATGTTTTTGGAACATTCCACCCAATGTGTTTAATGTCAAATGTTGCATTTGCAGATGCATCTAAGTAATTAATGTCTCCGAATTTGGTCAGTTCCAATGTGTAAGTTCCACTAACATCATAAATCAGATTACTATAAGAACCAACATAACCATTGTTGAAATTATAAGATAAATCACCTGTTCCAGACCCCCCTCCAACATGAATAATAACTTCATCACCATAAACATGTGTGCTACTAACATCAATTGTCAAAGTGTCTTGGTGTGCTTTCTCAACTGAAATTGTGATTGAGTCTGAGATATCAATATAATTGTTTCCACCGAACTTTGTTGCGACTATTTCATACAAACCTGCCGTTTCGTATATGAATTCTGAATTTTCAAAAGATAACCCTACCGAAGAAACATAAGACACATCTTCAGGCGATGATCCTCCAATTGTTGATAAGGTTATTGTATCGCCGAAAACATAAGAAACATCAGACATGTTATATGAGAATGGTGATTGTACTGCTTTATCTATTATGAGAGCAATACTATTAGAAATATCAATATAATTTCCACTTCCATCTTTAGTAGCAGTGATAGTGTATGATCCAGCATTTTCATAAAATAACTCCCCACTAGATGATATCAAAATTTCACTATTTGAAGATGAAAATGATACATCACCAGCATTTTCAGTTCCACCAGAAACAGTAATGATTATAGAATCACCATATGTGTAGTTTAATTCTGTTCCATTTATTTCAAAACTCTTCTGAGGAGATGGATATATTGTGATTGTTATAGAGTCTGAAATATCATTGTAATTTGGAACATTGGTTTTTGTAGCCACTATATGAAATTCTCCAACAGATGGATAATATAGATCTCCACTAGCTAATAGAGACCAATCCGATGTAATCGTATTGGAAATATGTGACGTAAATACAGTATCATAGAGTACAGTACCAAGACCTTCAATCCCACCAGATGCAGTAACAATAATATTATCGTTATATATGTAACTGGTTGATACATCATGAAATTCAAATAAATCTTGATTTGCGTAGTTTATTGTAATTGTTATTGTATCAACCGCATCAAGATAATTAGCACTACCATCTTTTATTGCTGTAAATTTATATGACCCAATTGAATCATAACTGATATCACCATTTGTAGCTATAGAAAGACCTTCTAATGAAACATATGAAACATCCCCAGCATCAATCGTACCACCAGATACATTGAGAGAAATAGTATCGAGGAATGTATAATTGCTTTCCATATCAAACTCAAATTTGAGTTGTGGAGCTCTTAATATTTGTATGTCAATAGATGCTGACGCATCAAAGAAAAACACAGATTCGCCTTGTTTTAAGCTGTCAATTGTGTAATTACCAATAAGATCATAAATGAGATAACCGTTACTTATATCACCACCAGTTGTACTTGTCAAGGTAAGTACAGGTTGTGCTGGTCCAGAACCACCAGATATATTTAATTCTATTTCGTCATTGAAAATGAATATTGAACTCATGTCAAAAAACAACGTTGATTGATGAGATATATCCGTAATACTCATCGGTCCCAATGTAACAATTGAATTAATTACATTATTTGTTATAGTTTCCATATTGCTTGATTGAATTGTTTCATTTTTGAATATTCTGGTCAGTATATCATCCTCTGTGGCTTTACTTGTTGAAACGGTATCTTCAAAGATTTGTCTAAAATTACCAGAACTTGTAGATATATTCGTATTTATTTTCTCTATATAACTTTTGCTATTTTCCTTTGTGTTGTTGTCAATAACTATAGAAGTATCATTTTCAATTGTCTGTATTATTTTTTCGATATTATTACTAGAATCTAAATTGAATACATTACTTGAATTATCATATAGAGTTTTAGCAAATGATTTTAAAACTAACTTTTTTGATATAGCGGTACCAGATATATCACTTACAACTTTATCAAGAGTGTTTGTGATAACATTTGTCTCATTTACAATCTTAAGTACATTTTCATCTTCAACTTTAATATAATCAAAATTTACAGCGGAAATATCTACATTCAAAGTTTTATTCACAATATCTAATGATTCCTGAATTATTGAGTCGTCAATGGCTTTTCCTTTTGCTGATGCGGATTCTTCAGCTACACCACTAAAAAGTGTAGATATAACATTAGCATTTGTTTTATAATCACGATATATGGTTTCTTCTCTGGAAGAAATAATTGATATTACTGACAAGAAACTAGAGTCGGTTGCTATATCGATTCCTCCTTCAAATTCGATTTTGTAAAATTCTGGTAATTTACTTACTTTTGTTACCGTATTATATGAACCTACATGATCAGTAACAAATGTCTCAACTACTTGATTAGTTGTTAAATCAATGATTTTTCCAGATGCACCCTTTAAATAACCATCTTGACCAGTACCACTAAGTGGTATAGAATCTACAAAAACAGAATTCGAGGTGTCCGTGTCATTGAGAATTAAAAATAGATCACCACTTCTATACCGTACATAAACGTCTAAATAATTTTCAATAGCAGTAAATATACCATTCATAGAAATGTTATTCAAATCAAAACTACTAAAATCACCAGATAAGGTGTAAGCAATCGGAGAGCTCGATGTATTTAGAACATAAAATTGTACTGTTTGACGTACTTCAATCTCTGACGGTGAAGGGGATACTTCATACACTGGTTTCGAGAAACTAACTAAAGGAGACGCCAATGAATTGGTGTCATGTACATTATATTTCATGCATAATGAGAACTCATTATATCTATTTAACAAGGTCGAGAAATCTAATGGAATATTTGATGCGTTATTTACAGCAATAAGAGTATCTCCACTAATACTTTGTGCGGATTCATGATATCCGGTCCCATCATGTACTGTTAATCCTTGTGATGATGTTGCATCCAGTACAATAGAGTAACTGCGTTTTTCTAAATGCAGTGGGTTGTTAACGAAGTCTACACTTCTTGCAATCAAAGAACCGAAATTGCTAAATACGTTCATAGGTTCTATATATATTACAGCATGTAAAAATACGTTGGTTTTTACATATTCATATGTGCATTACCATATTACATGGATCCGCCATACTATAAGAATCAGATTATTACTTATATGGGAAACAAAAGGAAAATATTACCATATATTAAAGAAGTAATTGATGAAATAGAAAAAAAAGAAGGAAGAAAGCTTAGCATGGGTGATGGTTTTTCTGGATCTGGTATAGTATCACGGCTGTTTAAATCATGTTCAGCTGAATTATACTGTAATGATATATCTGATTATTCATATTCACTAAATAAATGCTTTTTATCAAATATTTCTAAAACTGATAAAAAAGAAATAGAAACATATATTGAAGAAGCAAATAATCTTGTAACGAATAAAGAAAAAAACGAAAACAAAGAATCTTTTATATCAGGTAATTGGGCTCCTTCAAGAGAAATAATTACTAAAAAAGATCGTGTTTATTTTACTTTTCAAAACGGAAAACGAATAGACTTATACAGAGATTATATTGAAAAAATACCTGAAAATATTAAACATTTTTTGTTAGGACCTCTTTTGGTGGAATGTTCTGTACATAATAATACTAGTGGTCAGTTTGCAGCATTTTATAAAAATGGGGAGATCGGACAATATGGTGGGAAACGTAACATTGATATACAGCGAATTCAAAAGCCTATAGAGCTTCCATTTCCTGTACATCTAAATAATACTTGTAATGTAAATATAAATCAAATGGACACAAACGAATGGGCGAAAAAAATCCCTTATTTGGACTTGGTTTATTACGATCCACCTTACAATAAACATTCATATTCTACTTATTATTTTCTGCTAAATATCATTGCATTATGGAATAAAAATATAAAAATTCCAGAAACTACAAGAGGCCAGCCTCTTGATTGGGAACGTTCGGCATACAATAGCTTCAAAGAAGCTGAAAACGAGTTTTCAGAATTAATAAAGAATACAAAATCCAAATATATTATTATTTCATACAACAGTACTGGTATAATTTCTTTGGAAAAAATGCAACTAATTTTGGAAAAATATGGAACAGTAGAAATAATACCTATAGACCATAAAGCATATAATCGAATGAAAGGTATAGCAGACTACAAAAGAAAAGGTGAGAAAAAAACAGTACGAGAATATTTATGGGTTTTAGAGAAAAAATAAAAATTAATAATTGTTCAATATTTGTTCAATGAAACCAGAAGCATTCAATGCAGTCTTTAAAATATTTATTACCTTGCTTGTCATGATATTAATACTCTTGAGTTTTAACATTTTATTGTCGCCTTTTACAAAGCTTTCGAGAGATTCATTGTAATAGTGGTGGAATATTTCACATAAAATTTTATAATCGGTGTTTTCCATTGACAACGTGATGTCTATTCTTCCTTCTCTCAATAATGCTGGGTCTATTTGATCATAATGATTTGTAGTTATAATAATGATTCTTCCATGATTCTCTTGTATTCCATCAATCAGGTTCAATAATGTTGATAATGAGAATGCGTCTTTCTTTTTGAACAATGGACTTAGATTTTGTTTATTGCCCAAATTTTTTCCTGTAATTGAAATTGTATCTGGAATTGCGATAATATTTTCATATGAATTATCAATACTTATAGTTGTATTATTTGTAGTTGTATTATTTTTAGTAGTAGTGGATCTTTTCTTTATAATGTCTATCATACAATCTATGTCTTCAATTACAATGATTTTATCCATAAATTTTACTGGTTTATGATTATCTTGAGAATATTTTTCATCGAAATATACCTTATATAAATCGTCTTCTGTAGATATTAAATTGAGATTCATCGATACTAAATGTCGTTTTTTCCCCATAGTATTACAATGATTTGTAAGAGCTTTTATGAAAGAGGTTTTACCAGTACCTGGTGGTCCGCTAAGGCATATTCCCATTGTATATGGAATACCTTGTTCTGCATACCATTCTTCATTTTCTAAAAAGAAATTCACTTTATCAATTACATTTTGTTTTTTATGGAAAAATAAGTTTTTGAAACTCTTATTTGAACGAAATTCAGAATTTGCCCATTCTATTCTGTAATCTTCTGCATTTATTCGTCGTAAATCATACAAAAATGTTTTATTATTTATTTCATTTTCTATATTATTCAAATATTTTTTTCTTAATTCGTCGACATATTCTTTCAATAAATAAACTGATTTTGTAAAAGAAAACAGTTTTATTGTATATTTTGTTATTGTTATATTGTCGTTCTCTTTGTCATCATTCTTTTTTTCATCTACATTGATTTCACAGTAAATATCATTCTCAATGTGAAATGGTAAATTTTGATTTATAATAAATATCTCGTTTAAATTATCATCTATTTCAGAGTCAGATTGTGATTGTTCTCTTTGATAATATACTTTTTCAATAGAAACACATTCTTTGAGAGAAATGACATCCGGTTTTATCTGCATTATTCTATTCCAAACTGATTTGAATGATACACTGAACATAATTTCTGTATTTTTCAAGTAAATTCCTCGTGTAGATATTCGCTCACCTTCTAGCACTAAATTACTCATTTTATGGAAATTGTCATAATTACTAAACGAATTATATTTCCAATAAATTAATGCTTTTTCTAAATTTTGTTTATTTAAAATACCAGATTTCAGAATAGTATACCCAATAAAAAAAAATGCAATACAAAGTATTTCTAGATAATTACGATCTTTTACAAAAGACACTACTGCATTCATCTTCATAGAAGTCATCAATAAATCATTCGTGTCTATCATTCTATAATTACTTATTTTTTATAAATAATTATTTTTATATTACTAATTACATTACATATTTTGGACGTTGTGCTAATTTTAACGCGACGCTGGATGGATGACATTCTTCTTGTAAAATCTTGTAATCTATTTTACTTGCATTCCCACCTGTAATAGAGCTTGCTAGTCGTGCTCTAGCCCATGATTGAGCGGTTTGGTTCGGTCTGGAACCACTTGAATAATATGCACCTCGACCTTTTTTGGTAATGCGATTTAAACCTTTTACTGAACATTTTGTCGCTTTTGCCAATTGTTTTGACGGTGTAATTTTGTCTACTTTGTAAAGTTTTTTCGCTTTTACAACATGGCGAGATGGTTTTGATTTGAAGGACTTTAAAAAAGGACGATTCTTGTATATTTTCTTTTTATATAATTTTCGTGTTTGTACAATGTTTTTCTTTTGTTTTTTACTATCATGTTTGCTTAATGTTTTTGGTATGTATCGTTTAGGTATTGTCATCTGTATATAAATACCTTATATTTTAACCTCAATCTTATTGTTTTGAATCAAATCGCGAATGACAACCAAATTTTCAAAGAACACTTTTTCTGTAGAACGCAACATAGTATACATAAGCTTTGCGTCTTTTGTTTTGACCAGCATATCTGCTAAATATTGATATTCTTCTCCAGTATCTTCCCTATTTCTTATTGCATTCGGATTTGTAAATTTAGCGTATTGTGCAATATACATTTCTTCATTGACGCGGTTTGTATTGAAAAAGTCTGAATCCACTTTCATTGTTTTCGGTCGGAATTGTTTATTTGCAACCTTTCCTGTTTTTCCTCCTGCAGCTTTAGCCATGTTAGGATCTTTTGATAATTCACTACCGCTATCTAATGAGAACTGATGATAAAATTCTGGATTTTCTTTTCTGAATTTAGAAGCTTGATAATAATGCTCCACACTATTCCATTTTTTACCGTACAATTCAAATGGTTCAATCCAGAAATTTGAAAGCATCTTTCTCCATCCTACGATAGCTGATAAATCTTTATACTCTGGTTTTTTCGACAATGGTATTATTTCACCATTTCCCATTCCAGGATAAGGTTTGTCGTTAGATTTTGAGTAAAAAGCAAACATAATATTGTCATCAAACATCGTTTTAGCTAAATTTGGGACTCCTTCTATAAATGAAGGTGATGTATAAACTTCATTTTTGTCATTATTATCGAATGATGGTGCCAATGAAGAATTTGAAAGAGTTTCAGACTGTACTCGCTGAGGACTCATTTGATTGTTTTCCAATAATTCTTCTTGTGTTGAACGATTGACTTCATTATTATCATCATCTTCTAAATTTTCATATTTTCTCTGCAGTGGTTGAAAAGCAGGAGATATTTCTCGTTCGCTTTGTTGTTGTTCTCTTGCATGTTTTTCTGGGCGATTCATATCCTCTTGTAAGTCTTGCTTCTGTAAAGGGTAAGTAACAAACGTCCTATCTGGTGCAAAACCACGACCATAACATACAAGCGGTTCATTTTTCTTATGATTCTGGATATACAAATGACAGTCCATTGCAGTTTCTTTAATAACTCGTAAGAATTGATTATTGATTTTTTGTTTCATTTGAGAGATCTCAAACAAGTATTCATCTGTTGTTACAGGTGTATTCTCTTTAATCTTGCTTAGATCATTTACCTGAATTTCCTTGAACTTTTCGTCTGTTTTATGTTTATCACTCATAACTGACATGTATAAGAACACTTGTACAGTTTGCAATTCTTTAGGTAATGCAATGTGACTATTTATGCGTCTAGCTCTTCCAATTACTTGTTCTAATCTTACCATATGCCAGTATGGCTCCATAATATGAACGTACCTAGTATTTCGCAAATTAATACCTTCTGCTCCTGCGGCAGTAATCATAAATAATTTTACAATTTCACCATACATGTTATTTTGTGCGATTTTCCTTAATTCGAGTGAAATTGTCTCAGGAACATTTTCCCATTCTCCATTAAAAACGCTTCTAAAAATCTCACGAACTTCAGGATCTTCGTTTCCTGTATATGCTGCATAACACATCCTCTCATCTGGTTCATAATCTAAAACCCAATTACCGTTTTCTTTTCTTATTTTAAATTCTTGAAATCCGTTTGCGTTCAATACTTCTTGGAAAACACCTATGCCTTCCATTGTAACGAAATTACTGTACAACAAATGCAAACCTTTATGCTGTGGATTTTTAATATTTTTGAGTATTTGTTCCATTTTTGGACTGAAATTTCTTAATTCATTTTTATTCAGTGATAAAAGAGTATCGCGGTTCTCTCTCAAAAAACTCATTGCACTGACAATTTTTTCTTCGTATTCTTTATCATTTTCTATTGCACTTTCTACATCAGGTGTGTCTTCACTTTTTTGAGAACCATCAGCATCTTCTTCTATTTCATCATGTCCTTTTTTTATTTGAGGCATTGGTCTTCCAGGTGGTACTGGAAATGCAAAATTACAAAACGTTCTGGAAAAAACACGGTATGAACTGGCCATTTGAAATAATTCACCATTATTCATACCTCTTTGAATCCCTTGCATTTTTTTAGACTTCTTTTCTTTTTCAATCTCTACTTTTCTAACCTTTGCATAATCTGCAAACTGATAATCACTCATAGGAACACGAACTTCATGAAAAGGACTACCATCTGAACTCATTACAAAATCTGGTAGCAATCCTTCTGCAGCACTTCTAAAGTAAGAAGTAAGCCCTAAAATTCGACGTCGTAAAGTTTGTACATGTTGAACATCAGCAGAAGTGTCATTTTTATTGGAAAAATCTGTCTTTTCTTTTAAAAATATTTCTTGAAATTGTTTTTCGTCATCTGGTAAGCATTTCTCCTTTACCACTTTTGGTGTTCCTTTTACAATAAGATCATTGTCCTTAAGAATATGTATTATTTGTTTTTTGAATGCATCATTATCTATATTACCTCTGTCATCTAATTTTACACCATATTGTCCATACCCACCTGATTGTTTAAAAGTTTTGTTATGAGGAGTTTTCATTCTTTGATCTGCCTGTTTTGTTGTTCGTTGAGAGACATTTGCATCTCTCGGTGGTGTATTTACATTTATAAAACCATATGGATTTCTTGTGACAACTAATGTATTACGAGTATATTCTATATAATCATACACAACACAATTACGCTTGTCTAATATACTACGAATATAATCAGTATTTACACGTTCTGATGTATTTACTTGTATTGTAAATGTCCATGTGTAAATATATCCACGTAAAATATTAAATAATACTGCTAGTTCCTGAGGGTAATTAATTATTGGTGTTCCTGATAACATGACAACTTTTAAATTATTTGCATCCATAAGCATATCATACAATTTCAAGTATACAGAGTCATTATTTTTCTTCTTCAAGTTTCCTATTATTCTGCTAATTAAATTGTGAGCTTCATCTATTACAATAGTGGTATTGTCAAAAGGATTACGTGTCGATTTTTTTAATTGTCCTATTTTTACACCTAAATTATTTGCATTATAATGTAAAAAAGAATATTTTTGATTAATCATATGTGTAACTTGTTCTCTCACTGTAAATTGTTCTTTTGGACTCAATGTTTTGAAATTGGATGGTTTATTTACATTTACCATCCATGCACCTTTTTTATCTTTCACTTCTTTTGTACTCATTGATAATGCTTTTGCTAATACTGGAATCAAATTTGGTTTTCCTTCAGTAGAAACAAATTCCCAATACTGATTAATTTTGTATAATAAATCCCCACACTTTTGTAATTCAAATTCATAATTCCTTTTTAGAGAAGCAGGAACTAAAATAACAATCCTTTTTGTTGTCTTCATACCTTCAGTAACCGCAATTGATGTACAACTCTTTCCAGAACCAAGATTATGGTACACTAGTAATCCACGATAAGGAGTAACGACATCTAAATAGTCACGGACTACTTTTTGGTGAGTCAGCAAATCAAAACCATTTGAAGAAGAATTACTAGAGTCTGAACCATATTTTTTGTATAATTCATTAATTTTCTTTATGAATTCGGTTCTATTATTCATGTAATAATGAGATGATTTTATTACATCTGGTGTGTATTGTGGTAATTGAGGTGCATATTCTCCAATAGTAACTTCAGACATGTCATATTCAGTTGCTTCTTTAACTACTCTTCTTCGAACGACTGGATCTAGTGGTTCTTCAGCCAATGGTTTCAATGATGTTCGTGTATACTCTCTCAACAATTCACGTAACCACATTAATTCAGTGAATTCGATTTTCTTTTGTTTATTTACACGATAAAATAAGTGTGCATCTTTTGTCGCTTCTAAAATACGAGCCAATTCTGGATTTTGCGTGAATTTCGCATATAAAGCGTGAAATGTTTCTTGTTTTTCTCTCTGTAAGTAGTCATCATCTGTTTTTAATTTTTGATCACCAAATTTCTTTTTCTTATGTATCTCTACCGCATTTTCATATTGCTCAAATGCCTGACCCATAGAATAATTTCGGTATTGTGATGCAATTAAAAAATGGTCTACATTGTTCCATAAAGTATCATCTAAAGTAAATGGTGCATCATAACTATTACATAACATCTGCCTCCACTTTCCAATTTTTGCCAGTGAATTAAATTCTGGAATGCGAGATTTAGGTATTTTTTCACTAGGTTCTTTTCCTGGTGGATTTTCGTTTTCTTTAGAAGAACACAATATAAAAACAGTAGAACTATCTTTGGATATTTCGCGATTTGCTTTATCTTCAGAATATTTGGGTTCGTTTGGTATTTCTACCTCTTTTTCAGTAGAGTTTTCATTCTCTTTTTCTATTTCATTAGTTGTTTTTTCTATTTCCATGCCCTTTTCTACAGCATCTTCCAAATTCACATGGGTATCTCCTAGTTTTCTTCCTATTGTTGCAACACCTGTATTGATAGGTTCTACAGATGGTTCTATAATCGATTCTAATGATACTGGTGTCGTTTGTGATAATTCTTTACCATGATGAGAATTTTCATCATCTGAATCTTGTTCTCCTTCATTTTCAAGAGGCGAATCTTTTTCACAAGGTTTTATCAAAAAACCATTTTTTTGAAGTTTTTCTAAAATAAGATCTCTATTTATTGTATTTTCTTCTAATCCATCTTCCATAATACTTGAAATCCGAATACCTTCTTGTTCGCTTTTTTCTGAAAAATTATATAAAGCATCAAAAGATGTCGCAATAGGTTTTTGCTTTAGTATTTCTAAAGGTCTAAATGCAACTATAACCGGACTATCTTGGCTCATTGTATATTATAGATACATACAATAATAAGCGGTTCAATAACTTATATGTATAATTATTTTTCTCATGTTTTTGATCAGCAAAGTTACAAATATGCATTGTGTTTTTGTTGAACCTTGTTAATGACATCTGAGAAATCGCGCATAGATTTTATATATTCAATAGCATCTCTGCAAGCACTTTGTTCTGCATTCTGTTTTATTTTGTGCTTACCTTCTCCTAAAAATAAATAAATCTTTTGATAATATGACATATATCTATGAATATCTTCAAAACTTGAAAACTTGTTTCTAGAAATAGTTTCACTATGATGCACACCATGTGTAGGTTGGCCCAAACAAAGATATACTCCCATAAAGTATCCGTTATCTTGAGTAAATGATTCTACTTCCATAATATGAGGTGTTGTTTTAAATTCACTTTGGAGCAATTCTTGTAGAGGTCTCTTAAAATTATCAGATTGTTTGGTAATTTTTGCCCAATCAATATGACGATCAAAAACCGCTTCTACAAATAATTGAGCTACTTGAAATCCTGGACCACATTGAAACATGGTATCGAACCAATGATCCTCGTCTTTTATTGGAACACGATTAATATCTAAAAATAATGCACCTACAAATGCTTCAAATAAACAACCAAGTTTCTTATGATTTATTCTAAGATTTTTCTGTTCAGTATGTTTAGATATCATAAACCATTTATTCAAGCCGATTTCTAGTGCAATACGTCCGATTGTTTCATTTTTTACTAGTTCTATTTTAGTATCTGTCATAAATCCCTCATCCGCCTTTGGAAAACGTTTATACAAGTAAAACTTTGCAATACATTCCAATACACCATCTCCTAAAAATTCTAACCTTTCATTAGATTTTGTATATAATGGAAAACAATCATCTGGTTTAGGAACTATATGTATATTGTTTTCAATATTCCACGCTTCTGGTCTTTTTATATATGAGCGATGAACAAAAGCTCGTTTATAAAGAGTAAAATTATGTATAGGTACATCTACATTATATGTAGTTAAAAGTCTCTTCACTTCCAATTCATTTATTTCTTGATTCAAGTGATTGTAAGGATCAAAAATATATTTATCAATCCCTGATGATGTTTTTTCCATTACCATATCTTCATCTTTTTTGATCTTTGTATATGCTGCCATTTCCTAATATATTTAGGAATAATATCTTTAAATGTATTTCAATTTTCTTTTAACGAGAGCAAACAAATATAATATTTAGAGAATGTATATATGCCATATTCGTCAAAAGTTGCTCATAAATCTACTATTGTTAATCAATGCCAGGGCGGAGGATCAAAAAAACCAGGTCTTATTCCTAGAGAAAATTCAACCGCTTCTGTTTCTAGGGCTCAATACCATGAATACAGAAGTCAGAAGAACAGTCTTATGATGATGCCTCATCAAAAGAACGTTACTGCTAATTTAGGTATCGCAAGAAAATTACCAGCTATCCGTAAATCAGCATGGAATGTAAATGGAACATCTGCAAGTGTTGCTTTGAACGCATGCAAAAGTATGCCACTTGTTAATGTATTGGGACTAGGGTCAGGGTCAGGGTCAGGGTCAGAGTCAGGGTCAGGGTCAGGGTCAGGGTCAGGGTCAGAGTCAGGGTCAGGGTCAGAGTCAGGGTCAGGGTCAGGGTCAGGGTCAGGGTCAGGGTAATGTGGGTATGAGGTATGAGGGTAGGCGTTAGTGTAAGGGTTGGGTGAGATTGAGGGTTACCTAGGGGTCCTAGATGTCTGGACAGAACGAATGAATCAATCTGGCCATGGCTAATTGGGACTATAAGTAAATATTTAAAACAATATATTTTTTTAGTTTAGGTTTATTATTTTTTAAATGCACATAAAAATAATAATATTTAGAGAAAAATGAAACTTATAATTGATAATAGAGAAACTGCTTTTTATGAAATTTGTAAATCATACATATCGCAATATCCTCATATTGAAATCGAAACAGCACCATTAGATTTAGGGGACTTTGAATTATACTATAAAGACGAGTTATTACTAGTATGGGAAAGAAAAACATTCCGAGATCTAATTTCTAGCATTAAGGATGGTCGATACAGAGAACAAGGCCATAGGTTGTATCATACTTATAAATCATCGCAAGTAGTATATTTAATAGAAGGAATTATCTCTCAACTAAACCCAGAAGATAAAAAAATGGTAACGTCTGCTATGACATCGATGAGCTTTGAAAAGGGGTTTCATATATGGCGTAGTATTCATACTGAAGATAGTGTTAAAACAGTATTGTCTATTTGCGATAAACTCAAACGAGATTTCGATGGCGGTAAAAAAATGCACCATGAATCTCAACCACCAGAAGAACCCAAACCTTATAGTGACATTGTAAAAAAAGTGAAAAAGGATAATATCACTCCCTTGAATATTGGAGATATGTTTTTATGCCAAATTCCAGGTATTAATAATACGAGTGCAAGTGCTATAATGAAACATGTAAGTGGTGATTTCTCTCAATTATATACAATCGTTCGTAATAATCCTGAGCAGTTATCTCAAATCAAAGTTGGAGAAACAAAGCCAAGAAAAATAAGTTCTAAAATTGTGGAAAATCTAATAACATTTTTAGGTACTAATGATACGCTACAAAAGGCCTAGGAAAACGTTTCATTGGATTTAAGAAATAAAACCATAATGAGAAAAATATGATCAAACATAGAAATGCTATAAAACAAACATGTGACATATTAAATAGTTTTGTTTTATTTTTAATCGACTTTTTATCGTTATCATAATCATAGTATTTGCATGATAAATCCATTATATATATTACTTATAGATTTCCATCACCTTTGGAATCATTCTGGGTTTCGCAACTTCACGATCGATATATTTACCGCTATCTACGGACGCTTGACTAAATAAAATTCCTCCCCAATTTGCATCCATAGGATTATCACTTATTTTTATATTTTGAGTTGAATCGTGAACCTTATCTAATTCTGTATATTGTCCAATATGTTGTCCATGTGCATCGAAACCACTATAAGTAGTTTCGTTGAACGGAGGGCGATCTTTCGATGCATCCATTACCTCAAGCTGTTGTACTGGTACAGCCGCATTCATTTCATTCATTTCTGGTCCTGGTCTCATTCGATAAACATTATTACCTTGTGCGTCATTTTCTTCCTGTAAAAATAATACTGGACACCTTATACCATTTTCTCTTTGTTTTTGAATATATTCAGTGTATTTTTCCAAGTTTTCAAAAATAAGAGGATTTGTCGGTCCTTTAGGCTTGTTCGTTTTTAGCAAATGCAATACTGCACCAGAACGAATCAATAAATCTGGACATCCACCTTCGTCGTTACTACCTTCAGGGATAACTTCTTCTAAAGTCTCCTCTTGGAGAATATTTGCCATATTTTCCTGTGAAGTCATAGGACTTAAACAAAACAATATACCTGATAAAAATATGAAAACCAGTAAAACTACAAATATTTTTCTTGCTTTATTCATTTCTATATATTTAGACACATAAAAAAACTGCATATAGTATATATATGCCACAAAAACTAAAAAGAAATGCAAGTAAAAGAAAACTAAAAAGAAATGCAAGTAAAAAAGATTTGAAAATAAAAAAGATAAAAGATAAAAGTAAAAAAGCAAATAACAAAAAAAAAGACGCGCGTTCTCTAAGAAAAACAGCTAGTTCAAAACGCTTAATCAATAAAATACTATCCGGTATAATTATTGATCCCAAACCAATACCAAAGCCCATCACCAAGCCAATCATATATGGTCATGTTTTTTCAAATAATTGTGGATACTGTTCAATGATGCAAAATGATTGGGATAAATTAACTGATCAAATAAATGACGTCGAGTTAAAAGATATTGGATATGATCATGAAACTCATATAAATGAATTCAATAAGAAATATAAAACTACTTTACAAAATAATGGCTTTCCTACAATATTCAAATTACCTCATAAAGGGTCTAATATTGAATACTATACTGGGGAAAGGACTTGTCCATCTATGAAATCTTGGATTTATGGATAAATATAATATTAATTAAAAAGAAATAAAAGCATTTATTTATAATAAATACTGTTATGAATACAACTGAGAATAAATATAGAGAAATAATTTCTGAAAAAAAACCGTTCCTATATATACTCACTCCATGTTACAATTCAACGTGTTACACTAGTTATACAACAAGTCTAATTAATACAATTAACGCGTGTAATGCTTACAATATTGAAGTTGCTATAGAATTTTGCAATAATGACAGTTTAGTGCCACGCGCACGCAACAATTTAATTGCTAAAGCAATGTCTAATCCCAAAATGACTCATATGCTTTTTATAGATGCTGATATTTCATGGGATCCTAAAGATATTATAAAGCTGATTTGTTCAAATAAATTACTAATCGGAGGGGTGTACCCAATAAAACATTTGTATTTTGAGAATCTATCAGAAGAAAGTATTATTGAAAAATGGAAAGAAAAAAAATCGAAAATAGAAGGGACTAATATTTCTGATGCTGAATTATTTGAAAATTGTCTACTAAAATATAATTACAACGCATTATCTAATAAAACAGTTGTCCCTCAGAATAGAATTACAGAAGTGCGTCATCTTGCCACTGGATTTATGATGATCGATAGAACACTTATAGAATCTATGCAAAAAGCATTCCCATCAACAAAGTACGAAGATAATTTACAATTCTTAAAAAAAGAAGAATATTGTAATGCATATGCATTATTTGATTGTACTGTTGAAAACCAGCAATATTACTCTGAAGACTGGTTATTTTGTCAAAGATGGATAAATATGGGAGGGAAAATTTACGCGGATTTATCTATTGATTTGACTCATGTTGGCATTCACCAATTCAAAGGAAGTTTTTTAAATTCTATTATATAAATATAAATCCGGATGATTGAAGTAACTTTCGCAGAGAATTTATATCTATAAAATTACTTGTTATTGCTTTTTCTTCTTGTATCATGTTTTTCGGTATGTCATATAAACATGATATTTCTCTCGTCTTTAATATTTTTTCATCACTTACTAATTTTTGCTCTATTAACCATTCAAACCATGTGATACTACTACCATTATTCACATTTTGATAATCTCTAAACCATTTTACGACGGTTTCGATTTTTATTTTTTCTTGATCATAATCATTACAACTAAGCAAAAGAACGTCTTTAAAGAATTCTAACGGTATATTTAAATCTTTGATAATATCTTCTAGAGCATATTGCTTCAAAAATCCGTTATGTATGTTCCATTCTCGTAATACAAAAGAGCATTTATACGCAAACATATCCATATCATCACTCACACATGCATATGCAATGCCACTATTCACCAAATACGCACAAACTACATCTGCTTCGTATGGAGCTTCATAGTATTTGATGCATAGCGTATCAAATAACTCTTTGAGTCTTGATATGTCGTTCAGTTTTACACGTGTTGATTTTTTTTTGAGATTCATCATTTTTGCGTATGCTGCTTCTTTTTCCTCACTACTCAGATGTTCGCATACTTCATTATATTCCTGCTTCATCTCCCAATACTTTTCACCTGCTTTATGCCTTTTTATTGCTCTTTTGATTAGAACTTCCTTTTTCATTTCATCTGGCTTTCCATCAAAAACAAATAATGGTTCTATATCGTTCTCTTTACATTGACAAACCATTGCAAACATATATTCTAATAAACAACCTTCTTCTAAAAATTTATACATGTAAATACTTGTATCAATTGCTATTGTACTCCCTCGTAATTGACTTACATGAATCCTTTTAATGTTTCTGCTTCCATGTTGTTTGAAATAGCTATTTAGACCTCGGATTCCCATACTCTTTGTAAAATAATATAATGTAGATTTTTTTCAATTTTATTACATTCTTACTTTGTTTATGCTTTGCACATACTTATTTTTCATGTAAAGGATAAGATATAACTATAAAACTAAAAAATTATAAAACTAAAAAATATGTGAAATGCTTTTTCCGTATGTGTTTTGCAAAATTGACAAATGGTATCATAGGTTCTATTTTGCATACACTCTCTAAGAGAGACCATAATTAAATCTAATTCCAAATCAAAGCAAATCAAAGCAAAGCAAACTTTCACACACTTACATCAACAGGAAAATATGTCTATTGTCAAGAGCTTTTTCATCCCTACCATTTCTTATGGTATCACCAAGAATATACTTAGAGATTATTTCTCTTATTGCGGACAGGTAAGTCGGATTGATTTCGTATCATTCAATAGCGATAAAGGCGTTGGACGTCGCGCTTTTGTTCATTTCTCATATTACGACAATAACAGTCGATATGCGCAGGAAATCGATTATGATATTCGAGAAAAAGGTGTTTTCGAAGGATCGATCCCTTGCAGTGGTGGCTGGTGGAAAATTTCGGTTTATATTAATAAAAATCCAGTTCCATTTACATCTCTTAACATCGATCAAGTTGCTTCCAATACGGATTTCTTGGGAGAAAAAATTAAAGAACAAGACGCTCACATAGAAACACTTGAATCTCGCATTGCAGATTTGGAGAAACTTGTAAAAAAACTCACGAATCATGTACCATTGGAGATTGATTGCTCTTTTGGAGATATTGTTCCAGAGCCTCTTACTGTACAAGAGTTGGAAACAAATACTTTTATCGAAACAGCAAACAGTTGCGGATCTCCATACAGTTTGGAAAATGAAGATATCGAATATCAGAACGACGAATATTATGGTTTGACCGAAGAAGAGAGAAATAAAAAGATTGAAGAAGAAAGATTCAATGCACAAGAATACGAAGAATGGTTGGAAGAGCAAAGAATAGATGACGAAAGATCGGACCGATACGCAGAGGAAATACTCGAAAGACAGATATATTGCATTGGCCCTTAGATACGAGCGTTGTACCTCTAGTTATAAAAAATATATTTGTAATATTTTGTATATAAAATTAGTAGATTTAAATTTCGATTTCAAATAAAGACATTCTTAACGTTTTAATAAAAGTTCCTTTCTTTTTTTTTGATTTAATTATTTTTAACATAGAATTCATATATGCAGTACCAACTAGCATATTTTTGCTTTTCGCATTATACAAAAACAACTTTGTATATTTTTGCAAATTTTTGTAATCACGTTTAAATGCCAAAGTAACACGATTTCCTGAAAACTGATTTGCGCAGAATTCTAAAAATTGGTCAAAATGTACAGATAAAATACTTTTTAGAACAAAATATGAAAATCCTTGTGTTTTTTCTGAATACTTCTTTGCTTTTTCCTTTATGAATAATTCATCATATTTAATACCACTATGGTTCAACAATTTGGAACACTGCCATAAAGCAAATGTTCTTTCGTATATTAATAATTTTGAAAACAATGAATCCTTTCGCAATGGATCTTTTATAAAAGAGTAAAACATAAGATTCAAAGTCTCTGCCCACATCTCACAATACGTCTCATATAACCGGATATCACTTATATTAACAAAAAATGTATTTCGTATCATATCTTCTTGTTCTTTTAATTGAGAATGATCCATTCGTATAAAATCTAACCCAAGGTTATGAAAAGATTCATGAATAAGAGCTCTAAACCATTCTTCTTCTCGAAATATGGTTACAGTCGTTTTCACTTGACATGTTGTTGTAAATGCAGTATTTATATCTTCAGTGTCAATTGTTTTGTTCTCTTCAGGTAGATCTTTTTTTTCAGGTATCATATAAATGTAAATATCAACGGTTGTAGAACATCTTTTTTCTACAAAATCATTTACAAAACAAAGCCATACATATATTAATTGAATCATGTTGTAAATATTATCATATGTATGTTTATTCATCAAGCAAATATGAATAAAAAATGTCCTGTTTTCCTGAGTCCCTGGTATTGGAAAGTTCATTTTAACAACAATATTTTTTTTGCATTTTTCTCTTATTTGTTGTCGTAATTCTTCAGGAATAAAATTATCGACTTCTCCTATACTTGATGGTTTTTCAACTAAAGATGAAATAATCTTTCTTTCATGTTTTTCCCATTGTTTAAAACATTTTTCGATTCTTTTAAACCACAAACTCAACATTGATTTTACTTTTTGAGAGAAAGAAGGTAATTTTATGTATTTTACAAGAGACTGAAATTTTGGTAGATTTTCCAGCTCTGTTTTCAATAATACATCAACCATGTTCCTATATAATACATTATTTTATATTTATACAGATGGCACATAAGTTCTAATATCATACCTACAAACTGGACAATGTGCATTTCTAGAAAACCATCCTTGTAATGATATCCATTTGAAAGTATGACCACAGTGTATAATTTTACAAAGTTCTTCTCCTTCCTCGAAATCCTCAAGAGTAATTGGACACCTTGTATGAGTAACATTTGTTTCAGTATCTGGAGTTCTAGAACGATACAGAAATCTCTCTGTTGAACTAAGAATTTGAATAATTGTAGGATATATTGTGGCATTATTTCTGTCTTGAGATAGCAATAAAGTTGCTGATATTTCAGATTCTAACTGCCCATTATTAAGTCTATTTTCAAATAAAAAGGGTAGTAAAGGTGTATTTCTAATACGCGTATTTTGAGGTGTGGTTGTGTTCAACTCTCCAAAAATATTAGATAGTGTAGAAGGTACGTTTGTATTTCTAGATCCTCCGTTATACATGGTGTTGGTTTGAGGTATGTATCTATTAGAATTCCGACGCAATCTTGATGCATGAAGAATGTGATCTATATTACTTATATTTCTCATTACTTGCTGCGTCATTCGGTTTATTTGTGATACTGTCGTCTGATATATTCTCACATTTTCTTGATATTCACGAATATGGCGAAACCATCGAGAAATAAAATCATCAACCAAATCAATATATCGTTCTTGTAATGAAATTTGAGTATTATTACCACTTGATCGAGATTGTTGAGGTTCAGGTTCTTGATCAGGTTCATGTTCTTGCTCAGCTTCTTCCTCAGGTTCTTGGTAATAATCTCTTTGTTCATTTAAATCTAAATTCATTCCTTGGCTACTAAAATCTCCTAAAACTGAATTGCTAATATCAACATAAGGCAATGAATTCGCATTACTTGATATGCCATATGGAATTACAATTCCACTTGAAATATCAGTATTAGAAATATCGAATGACATTGCAGCCGTCATCATAGAGTTCATAATACTTGACAATGCTGTTTGGTCACCATTAGAGATTGGATCAGATGATCTTGTTTGTATCAACTCTTGTACAGTTTCCTCTAAAATTCGATTCATTAAATCATTATTCATTCAAAGTTTATAATGAATAGTTATATTTCTTTTAATAGAGTATTAACGTAATTATTATATAAATATGTTTTAGTTATTTTAGTAAATATCTTACATATGGATAAAGCTCCCAAAAAAATTAATAATTTAGGAAACACTTGTTATTTAAACTCTTGTATACAAATTCTTTGCTGTATTCCACAATTACGACAATTTACCTTAAAAACAGAAAGTATTCACAATTCCACTAAAATAGAAAATATTTTGTGGAAAAATTGGAAAGATGTTCTTACAATAATGAGTAATACAAACAATACAAAAGAAAGCTTGTCACCAAATGGGTTTTTGAATGCAATAGAAACAGTAGCAAAAAACAAAAAAATGTTATTCTTCCAAGAAGATGAACAAGAGGATATTGGACACTTTCTATTGTTTTTTATAGATTCTTTGCATGAATGTTTTACTAAAGAAACAATTGTGGAAATTTCAGGATTATCCAAAAATGAAACAGACAATTTAGCAATTAATGTTTTCAAGAAGTCGAAATCTTTATTTGAAAAAGATTATTCTGAAATCGTTCGCTTGTTTCATGGATTTTCCGTATCACAAATTGTATCAACTGAACGCGAAAATATAATTCGCAGTCAAACTATTGAAATATATTACACATTTGATTTACACATTCCAAATGAAAATACTACGCTATACAAATGTATTGAAGAATACTTGAAGCCAGAAATTCTAGACGGATACAATAAATGGTTTAATGAAGATAAAGATGTTTATGAGAGAGTTGAGAAAAAACTGCTGTTTTGGTCATTTCCTGATATTTTGATTATTTGCTTAAAGAGAAACAACTATTTTGGAGGGAAAAACAACTCATTAATCGATTATCCTTTGGAATTAGATCTAAGTAAATATACCTGCGGATACAAGAAAAACTCCTACACTTACGATTTAATTGGCATTTGCAATCATATAGGAAATAAAAACGGAGGTCATTATACGGCATTTGTAAATAAAGATAATAATTGGTATCACTGTAACGATGAAACAATACAAATTGTAGAGGACAAAAAATATCTTTTAACAAAGTTCGCATACTGCCTATTTTATTGCAAAAAAAATAATTCATTATAGTATAATAAAGTAATGTCATCCGATAGTAAAAAAGAATATTCAAATAAAGATGTATCGGCAATTGTAACAGATATATTCGCAAATGCGAATCTTCATATTTTAGCAGGATTTCTCCTTATTTATTTAGTCGTTTTTGTGGGATTTGGATCATATATGAAAAATAAAGGTTCTGGTGATTATGAATCTACCGTGCGCTCCACATTCGACGGACTATTTTTTACTTGTGTATTGGTATTCTTAGCTTACAAATACATTACACAACCATCAGAAGATAGTACCTATATGATTAATAACTTTACCGACAAAATTATTGAAATGTATGATAATGAATTGGCCCTTTTTTCTATCATGTTATTTGTTGTTTCTTTTTATTTGTTGTTAATGCTTCTTCAAGTTCCTCTAAAAGAAAGCAAACCAATATCTGTTATCTTTATCGAGGGAATATCCTGGTTCTTATTAGGAACTTTAGTAATTCATAATTCTCTAAAGTATTTTTTTGAAATAGATCTTCTTGAAAATTTACGCAACAATGATTTACAAAATTATTTGGATCCAGATAATGCAAATGAACAAATTGATGCAAGTGGAAATCCAATTGAAGAAGTTGAAAAACCGTCAGAAGAAGTATTTAATATTTCCAACAATCTCTATAATTATGAGGATGCACAAGCAATTTGTAGAGCATATGATTCAAGATTAGCTACATATGATGAAATAGAAACTGCATATGAAAACGGTGCAGAATGGTGCAACTATGGATGGTCTGCCGATCAAATGGCATTTTTCCCAACACAAAAGAATACATGGGAAGAACTTCAGCACAGTCAAAAACATAAAAATAGTTGTGGAAGACCAGGCATTAATGGAGGATACTTTAGAAATCCAAATATTAAATTTGGGGTCAATTGTTATGGAGTGAAACCAGAACCAAAAGAAAACGACTTGAAAATGATGGAAACAAAAAAGAATAGACCATACCCCAGAACTGAAGAGGAAAAATTAATGGATGAAAAAGTAAATTATTGGAAAGAACACGCACACGACATGCTACGTGTAAATTCTTATAATCGTGATAAATGGTCACGCTATTAATTTTATGAGTTTTTCCTAAAGTTTCTTCATTTTTTTCATAAAGATTTCATTTTTTTTATGAAAAAAACTTCTAAAAATTTCAAATAATATTTTTGAAAAATGAAAAGGATACATTTGGATTTTCCTAAAGTTCCAATGAAATCCCTCAAAATATTTAGGAATATTTCTCTCAAAAATCCCTAAAGTTTCTTAATTCGAATTATTTCTTTTTGAAAATGAGATTTCAAAATATAATGAAAGCAATTGTTTGTGTCAATGAAAATAATGGAATCGGATATCGAAATACAATTCCATGGAAATCAAAGAGAGACATGTCTTATTTTAGAGAGAAAACAATCGGAAAAGGAAACAATGCAGTAATTATGGGATACAATACTTTCATGAGTTTAAATTACAAACCTTTACCTCATAGACGTAATTATATTATCACACGCAATCCTTCTAAAATTAAAAATCTTGGATCGGATATTGTTGTAGAATCAAACATTGAAAACCTTTTTTTACTGGAAAACATATTCGATGATGTCTTCATTATAGGAGGGAGTGAAATATATAAACTTTTTGAACCATACATTGATACTTTATATTTAAATGTAATCAACAATAAATTACCATGTGATGTATTTTTTAATATGAATATGCGTAATTTTCGAGAGGAAGATAAACATACAATCGATGATTCTTACAATAAACTCACGCTATACACGTACAAAAAAACCGAACAAGAACTATAAAATTCCTGCGAAAACAGTAAAAATAATAAAAGCACATATTCAAGCTTTCTTTCTATAGAACTGTAATATTGTTTGAATTCCATTTTGCGCATTGTATATTTTTGTCAAAAAGGGATCAAATAACATTTTTTTCACTTCTGCAGAACAATATTTCTCACGTTTCTTCATGTATATTTCTAAATCGTCGTTCGATTCACTGTACAATTTATCCAATGTCGCATGCAAGTTTCCTATATCCTTTGCTCGTTTCCCATTGTACATGTATATTTTTTCTAATGCTAATGATAATAACTGTTGTAATGGATTCATTAATTGATTTGTAATATAGTAATGGTAATCTAAAGTTAAGCGATTTTGCTCTATGAATTGTGGCGTTTCAATACGCTCACCCAATAACTTTTTATTGCTACCTTTGTTTTCGATAAACGCAAACTTGATACGATCACCAGGTTTAGGTTTATTACCAGGATCACGCTCTCCTATACGATTGGCTAGTACTTTATGAGCAATCTGATCAGGATTTTTATAATCACTTCTCAGTGATTTTGTTAAGGATAATTTATCCATTGATACATTTCCATCTACTAATGTCTGTAAAGAATCATTTAGAAATTCTATGGCTTTTTGTACATTGTCTGGTTCTTTCATCAATATTGTCAAAATACCCCCATACACATCTTTTAGATAATCACAAGAATCACGTCTCTTCAAAGGTAGTCCCATAAATTTTAATTTCCCTTTATTTGGGTTTAATTCATATAGCATTCCTACATATCGCTTTTTAGATAATAAGATAAAAGACATTAATGTTTTCTCATATGCAAGTTTCATTGGTGGTGGTAAATGCAATGAACATAGATTTGCAGCTTCTTGTGCAAGTTCTATTGTCAGCTCTAATGCTCGTTTTCCTCTTATTGGTGCCCCTGTATCTGGCTCTTCTAAATTAAAAGTGAAGAATACACTATCTGTATCTCCATATACGTAGGTCGATTTTGTTCGAACGACTTCACCTTTTGAGGATGTATAAATAGAATCTCCATAAATGTCTTCCACCATTCTTTTTGCATAAGTAATCATCATTCTTCCTATAGATGTAATAGATGCAGCGACGTCTTTTTCGAAAAATGTCGATACACTCGAACCCATCTGACCGTACAAAGAATTGGCAGTTACTTTGTATCCTAATTGTCTCTTATCTAAAACATTCGCAATAAAAGGATCTGGTTCGCTTTCTGCTTTTTTTCGTGTTTCTTTTCTTGCCTTCAAAAGATCACCAATAATACATGGAATGATTCCTTCTTGACCATTCGGAAACTGAGCCCATCTACATACTTTTGTTCCGCTTTTTACCTTGTCTTTACGACCTAATTTACCAGTTGTAGTATATTTTTGTACGATTTCAAAACTATCAAATGTAACTTCTACATACTTGTAGTTTGGTAAATTATCATATTTTTTAGCCATTTTTTCCAATGTAGCTAAATTTGATTGTGTTACTTTTATATCATTAATTTTTACTAAATTCCCTTGTAAATCATAATTTTTCGTCGACACTTTACTGTTTGGAGACAAATTCCAACCTTTTGCAATCGAGGGGTACAATGATGAATAATCCACACATGCAACTGGATTCTCACCATACATTGCACATTTTGGCGGTAATACAATTGCACCTTCATAACCATCGTCGTTTTGCGTTTTTTCTAAATCAGGCATCAAAGTATTTTTTTCTCTACATACTTTTGCTACATAACTAGTAAGCTTTATTCCTTGACCTCGAAATACTAAAAAGCTAATTGGAACACTACAAATACGTGACATTTCAATGTATCCTGTAAGTACATCTACTTTTTTCATCAAGTGATGCACCAGATTACAATCCTGAATACAATACTTTGCCACTATTGCGCGACTCTTTGCAGATTCTTTTGATAATCGGAAAATGTCTTGAGGACTGACATCGTCTTTTGCCATACCCCATTTAAGCACTTGTTTTTGAGCGTCTAAAGAAGGATGATTTCCATCAATTATAATTACATTGTATTTACCGTCTGCTATTCCGTCGTCGTCTTTTACTTCCACGTTTTTCTCAATAGATAATACTCGGAATTTCTTACCATTCATATAATAATCCGTTGTAAAAGTTGTTATTTCCAGATGAATAAAATCACCTTCATGTAATCCAGATAGATTCTTACTGTATAACTGACTGGTATTATTCGACATTGGACGAATGCCTTTAATGTCATCTCGAATCATTGTTCCAGCTACGTCATCTAATTTATAAGACGATAAATTATAGTCTCGTCTAAAATAAAACAATAAATCAATCTGTAATCGTCCTGCCATTAGGGGGTAATGCAAGTCGTAATCTCCACTTGCTAGACGATTTTGTGTATGGTCCAATGCAGTGTCACCTGTTTCGCGATCTTTTTTATAGCATAATTCATTTAATACACGTGATAATACACAAAATTCATCCACTATTTCTAATTCTTTGGCACGGTGAAACATGAACTGATAATCAAAACCAAATATGTTATATCCGATAATAATGTCTGGATCTTCTTCTTGGATCAAATTTGTCCATTCCAATAAACATTCAGATTCGTTATTTACTGAAACAATCTCCGCACCAGAAACAGGATCACAAGTATCCACTACAATACAATGATTCTTGTAAGGTTCTGGCATTCCGTTTTTAATAAATGTGCTTCCAATAAAGGTAACACGATCTCCTTCCAATTCAGGATATAATGTAGTCATCATAGAATTCAATAATTGGATTTTTTCTTCTCGAGTGTTTTCTTTATCGATTAAAACTTCTGCAATGGTCTTCTTTTTATTCGGTTCTGCAATGTGTTTTTTAGCTCTTTTTTCCGCAGTACCCAATTCTTGGACATGGAAGTTATTTGCCGTCTCGAATCCTCCGACATCAGAAACTTCACCTGACGATTCACCTTGCTTCTGCTTTTCGGCCATTGCTTCAAACATTTGTGACACTTTTAAAATATTGTCATGCTTATTTTCTTTGGCGTGCATTTCCAACGTATCCTGTAAAAAGTGCTGTGTAATTGTCTTGATTCGATCTTTTGTAATTTCTTCAAATTCTTTTGGAAATACAATATCAATATTATCTACTTTTCCAAACGAAAATGCTGCTTGAATCGTTTTTTTTAATAATAATTCAGCCGCGTTTTTATCTATTTTTTGTTTTTCCATACGTCCATGTAAGTAATCAACAAATTGAGATGCAAATCTTTTGTAGTCTTTTATGGGTACTGGAAAATCACCATGACTACTACTTGCTTCAATATCTACACTGCAGATTTTATACGGTACTGGTGTCTCCTTATTTGGTAAAGGAACAATATCGTCATGACTACAGAGATATTCGTACGTACATGATGTAAGTTTTTCTTCTGGAATATCGGTATAATCCGTTTTTACTTTAATCCAACCAGAAGGGCTTATATTGTGTATATGAAAATATCGCAAAAGAGGGGGGATTTTACTTTCATAAATAGGAAGCTGAAGCTGACCATTTTTTTCTGTAATTTGACGACGAAACTGGTAAAATGCGCTCATATTTCGAAAAGTCACTTTAGCAAACTGAAAATCGGTATTGGCCGTAAATTCATACAACTGACTGTGCGTCTCCAAAACACATGAAATACAGTCTTTAGTTATACGTCTGCATTCTTGCTTTACAGAATCATACCAATTTTGTAATTGATTGTTCGTCCAATGCGTGGGAAGTTTGATATAAAAGAACGGATAAAAATCGTCAATAAAGAAAGCACATGTTTCACCTATTTCGTTTATACCAAACATTTGGATTCGAAAGTGTCTTTCCTTTTCTGTATCAAATGTCTGGTAATCAAACAATCGAAATGTTTTATATTGTTCATTTTGAATACACGGATACGAAGTAGTATTTTGCGTTTCAGTTTCTGTTTCAGTTTCTGTTTTAGCAAGAGGACGATTCACGATTTTAAATTTTTTCCGTGTTTTTATTGGTAACATGGATTTAGATCGTGGTTGTGCCTTTCTTGAAAACATATTTACTGTTTATTCTTTTTACTGTAAATATAATGAAAAAATATTATCTTTCAATTTTATATAAAAAATAGATAGCATGTTTGATATTAGGGGTAAGAAGAGGCATCGTTATCCGGATCATATTATTACTGATGAACGAGAAGAACAAAGACTCAAACGATCAAGTAGTGAACCCAATACACATAAAAATATTACACAGAAACGTACCCCCCCTTCGAATGAGCATAAAGCAAACAGTTTGAAACGATATACGCGTAGAACAAAGGTATTACCACCACTTCAAACAACACGTATAGGTAGAACACCAATAACGTCTTTGCTAAAATCATCTAGTAATAAATCACTACTTGAAAAACAAATACTACGATACAATGTTTTGAATCAAAAAAAAGGTAATTATCTTTCTGGAATACCTGTTGCTAGATATGAAAGTAGTGATAATTCAAATGGTACAAGTACAGGTACAAATACATCAACCGCAAGTACGACTGAAACTGATAATAGTAATGAGTATAAATATGCAAATGCTTTGATGGTCAATTATAATTTAGCACAGCTAGTTTTTGCGGAACAAAAAATAGATGTTGAACGTCTAGGTTTGTTTAATGACATTGAGAACTTGAGAGATATTTTAAAAGTAGAAAATGGTGAAATGGAGGTTGTTGGAGGTGGTATGCAGTCTCATGAAGATAGTCTTCTTTATTTGACTGAAGATACAACACATGATTTTCACGGTACGCGTAATTCGTCTTATCCAGAAGATAATCCAGGTGGTGAAGCATTTGTAAAAGATACTGAAAAATGGCTGACTCCAATTAAAGGTGCAACTTGGTATGATGATCCATTCATATTTTATAACTACTACGGACCTGCATTTGAAGAAAAAATAAAAATAGAATTTTTTACAAATTCAATGAATCCACCGCATAAAAACTACGATCATATTCTAAAAACAAAATTTTACTGTAACGTAGATAAACTTAATATAAATAACGCAAAAATCAGTGATTCACTAAAAGAATTTATAAAAAATGGAGATGTTTTTGATAATGACAATAATGAAATATTTGCAAAAAAATTTACGGAAGATATAACCGTTATGTATAATTACTACATATTAGACGCATGCATGTCAGTAAATAGTGACCCTTTTTTTATTAAAAAAACTACGCAATTAGATTCGATGTGTTGCTTATGGGACCCAGCTGGTGCGCATGAGTTTCCTATTGGTAACAAGGAGGAAAGAGTTTTTATTGATGACAAGAACGAGTTTGGTCTAAATTTTGAAGAATCAACATTTATTGATACCATAGTATTCGATAGTAAATATAAAGATGATAATAATAATAATAAATCTCTGTACGATGATGCATATGATGAGTTGCTAAATAAAAATTGTTTGGAGGGTAAATACAAGATTACTTTTAAACTGCGCTTGTGGGAAAATAGCGGCAAATATAAAGTATGCATTTGTGTATTGCAAGGTGGTGAAGATAAATTTATCTCGAAACCAACAAAATCATTCGCATTAGCTGATTTGGCAGTCGGAATGTCATATTGCGATTACTTAAAAGAAAGTAAATCTCCTATGGATAAACTCAATATAACACGAGAATTGCAGGAATTTATAGACAACATATTCCAACTACAGGGAGATGATACTCAACAAAACAAAAAAAACGAAAAATGTGATGACATAAAAATTTTACTAGCAAGACTAAAGTCATCTGGTGATCATGGTAGTGCGAGAACCGCAAAAATTGTAAATGATCATTGTGGTAGAGCTAAAAAAAGCACAATGTATTTATCAGGGGATCAACTGTGTTTTGTGTATGCGATCATGCATAATACACCAACATTGTTTCGATATTATGCAGGTTTAAGTACAAAAAACACAGAATGCAGAAAAAACGATGACTGTGATGATTGCGTAAATATGAATTTTTCAGGTATAAAGGACGAACATACACATTTCTTAGGTATAAAGGATGGACATGCACATTTCTTAGGTTTTTACAATCCAATTACAACAGCTGAGATTGCCCAAAAAAAAAATGAAATACTAGAAAAAACAAAAAATAAAACTTTGGTCATGTTAAACACTTTAAAGACTAAAGCAGGAATAGATACTCAAATTTCGAGTGATACTGAAATTTTAACTCTAACAGAGATTGAGTTAATAATTCAAGAGAAAATTGCTGAAATAACAAATAAAGAAAAGAAAGAAAATATAAATACAATAGACCCATTAAAAAAACAAATTGTATCCAGTTTATTTTACCACTACAATCAAAATGATAAATATATAGAAATACAAAACTTAATTTCAATGTTTAAGATAGTACTAGAACCTGGACCTACTTTGAAATTTATAGAGAATAAAATAAAAACTTTTAGCACAAATGATTTCCTAAGTGAGTTGAAAGATCTTGTTGAAATCAAAGAACTACGACGCGGATCAAGAGGAAAAAGTAATCTTCAAAATAATCAATATGATAATTTAAGCGAAATCATTAAAAATAAAACAGAGGGTATATCTTTACAAGAATTCATTGAATCTCAACAGATAGAACAACCACGGAAAGAACAAAGTTCAACTGAACTAGATCCAACCGATGATGACTATGATAACCAACTAAAAATAATGTCTGAAAATGAAAATGCAATGGAAAAATACAACAAAAAAAAGGTAATCTATGATAATAATATAATAAAATTAGAAGCGTACAAAAAACTTAATAAGCCAATTCCCCAATATTTACAGAACATCAAAGACAAAGTACCCAAAATTCCTAAAATTCAAGAGATTAAGCGCAATAATGGTAAGCCTCGTGGATTCACGAATAAACTAAAGTATATTGGTTCTACAATCAAAAAAAGAATTGCGAAACTCTTCAGAAGACAAAACAATCTTCAAGAAGCACAACCAGCAGAATCAGCAGAACCAGTAGAGCTAGATAATATGCATGAAAGTATTACTAATAGAATACTACAAGCAAATGCTGAAATAATACAAAAAGATATTTATGCTCAGATTGGAGAAATAATTTCTAACGTAAATATAGAGGAGGGTGATGATAAGGTTTTTTTGAAAGACCATATTAAAAAAGCTATTGATATACCACAAGCAGTCGTAATCGAGGGAGGATCGAGAAAAAGACGAAAATACAAATCAGTCCTCAGAAAGACAAAGAAACGTATATTCAAAACAAGATCCAAAAAACCAAAAAAGAAAAGTTCTAAATACAATACATACAAAAAAAGATAACAACCGTATTTTAGGCGGATTCTCAGTTATTTAGGCAGGTTCATAAATAACTGAATTCTACTGTAATGTCAAATAATAAAAACCGAATAAAAGTATATAAATGCCTTACTCATTCGAGTTTCTGGTTGATAATAACGTAACATTCCAATGCGCATTACAAAGTCAAAAATGCATAGAAACGTCAAAACAAACCGGAATAATGTGCAAGCGCACTACAATAATAGGAACACCCTATTGTTGGACACATTTACTATATAAAAAACGTTTGCGCATAAAACCATCTACGATTCCGGCCGCCGGAAATGGATTATTTGCCCAGAACACAATACGGCCAGGTAATGATCCTCCTACTATTATTTTCAAAAAAAACGACACAATAATAGAATACAAGGGAGAACGAATAAATTTGAATAGACTGAATCAACGGTATGATACACATAGTGATAAAGGTCGAACAATAAAACATACTGCACCATATGGTATGAGTATAACAAATGATTTGTATATAGATTCTGCATGCAAACGAGGTGTTGGTAGTTTGGCAAACCACAAATCACGTAAAGATGCAAATGCCGAAATAAAGTATATATATGCAGTAAATGAAAATAATAGACGCGGTCCAAAAGTAGGAATAAAAATAGTTGCATTGAGAGATATCAAGAACGGAGAAGAAATTTTTATTTCATATGGGAGGAGTTATAAGCGAAAAAAAAACGAAACACATCGGACCAGAAAAAAACGGTAAAATCAAAATTTATGTGTTTTGAACTCTTTTTCTAGTTCATTTGAAATTAACATAATTTTAAATTCTAGCATTTTTATTTTGGAATCTAAATGTTGTATTTCTATTGTTTCTGTAACTTCACCGAATACAGTATTCTTTAGTTCATTTAGTTTTTGTTCGTAATCAAAAAGCTTATTTGTAAATCGCATTATATTATTGTTTTCGTTTTCAAATAATACAGATGAATACGTGCGCATGTCACGACTATTTGCATTGTACAAATTTCCATTATGATTCAAAGCACATGTAAAGCATTTACAATTTGTACATGAATTAACATGAGTTTTAGTTGCAATTACAGACCCAATAATAACAAGAAACAAGTAAAACATCATACTACTATATTAAATAAATAGCCCTTTAAGTAGTTTTAGGAATATTATTTTGCAATTACTTATTACTGTATAAACAGTGTAATTTTACCTATTTATTTTGTGAATTAGGAGTTCCTTCTTCTTTGATTTTCAACTGTAAATATGACCTTAATATATCTCGCGTTATATTCCCATTACTTTGTTGTTTTTCTATATTCATCAATACGGCAATGTGTTTCACAGTATTTGATAAGTATTGATCATTTACTTCATCAAACAAATCTTGCATATATTCTCGTGTAAATCTTTGATACTTTTCTGTTTCTGTTATGAGAGAGAAATCGTATTTGTTGTAGTCATTCCGAAATAAGTACTGAATATCTTTGTAATCAAGCAATGGATTTATTTTCATATTTGCAGTTGTTTCCATGTTTTTCAATAAACAATAGAGATTTTTTGTATATAAAAATAGGTTATATAAAGAATAATCAATTTTTATTATTTCTCTCACAAAATATTATTTTCTATAAAATTGAGATTGTATAGTATTTTTACTGTACAATAAAAGATAGTTTGATAGGAGAATCCTCTATTAATGTCAATGATTAATATGTTTTTCAGTTTGCCTGATGTACTTCGTAATGAAATTTACATGTATGATCCAGAACATCGAGAAAAAATGAAAGCTGTATTAAAAGAAATACAAACAAATTCCAAGTGTGAAGTATGTGATAGAGTTATTTTAAAGTATGTCTATAGTTCGCGAAACGGAGATGAGATATGCTGCTCTGAAGAGTGTCTTGATTCTTGGATTGAATACTTGTTTTAGAATTATGTTTTTATAGTCGTTTCTTTATTGAACCGCTTTTTTTATTGTATGCTCCTCTTTTTTTAGTTTTTTTAGATTTTTTGTATTGTCCTCCACCTGGTGTCGTCATTTCTAAATAAACAATATCTGCTTGATTGTCGATTAAATCTTGATATAAGGCATTTAATGTATTTCCTACATCTATCATATAATCTCCAGTTGATAATATATTGCTTGTTTTGGAAACTATTTGAAATGCAATACTTTCTTTAGCTATAAAAATAGTAGATAGTCCATTGATAAATTTTAGAACTTTTACACAAGTTTTAAATCTATTTATCGGCATCATATTTCTAAATTTATCAAGAGTCAAATTCTTGATATTCCGATAATCGTCAGTACTTCTTATCAAATCCATGAAAATGCGGAATTTTTCATTTTTCGGTTCAATATGAAATTTACTCACATCAAAAAATGTTTTTTTAATAATGAGTTTTTTATCTTTATTTGAAATTGTTTGAGCGACTTTAAATGTACTCTGCCCCAAACTAATACTTTGTGCTTCAAAACGAAATAGGCTTATAAGTATAATTAGAATTTGTATTATTTGAATTCTCTTAACAGGAACTCCTCCGTTTTGCAAAGATTCTGAAATCGATTTTACTTTATTGTGTTTTATTTCAAGATTATATTGCGAAAATATAGTAGATGCAATATCTATTAATGATAGCATTATAAGATTGAAGTCATCATCTAATTTATTTGCAACTTTAGATGAGCTCATATATAGTATATACGTATAAAAATCTATAAAAATCTATAAACATACTAATCGCTCTTAAACAATTCCTTGATGTTATTATTTGGATATTTATATGTCAAGTCTGGTTGATCTTCAGAGCCGTCTTTAAGTAAATTTTCTTCTCCAGTGTACGTATTCAACGAATACACATTAAAATTCGTTTCTAAATTAAATTTTTTTGTTCGAGTTGCGAAATTTATACTAATGCTTCCTTCATCGCCACTAATAATACGATGAAAAACACCAGCTGGCCATACAACCATAGCAGGGCCATCATAATATAATTTGTCGTTTTTATATATCTGATCAGGAGTAATAATAAAAGACGCCTTTTCATGTGTTTTCTTATTGTAAATATCAATATATCGAGTACCTTGAAGAACCATTAAGTTATCATGTTGTCCAGGATGCATGTACCAAGGTCTTTTGATATTTTCAACAGGACCAGGCGAAATGCTATTTGGACCGTGTATCACTCTATCAATACCATGTATTTTCGGAATATCTGAGGGTACCATTTCATCAAAAGAAACACCAGCGGTTCTTCTTAAGCATCTTAATGGAATAATACGATAAAGAGAACTCATTTAATCTACAATGAATGTAAATAAAATATTTAAGTGTTTTTCTAAATTAAATACTTTAGTATGTTCAAAGCGAGTTTTTCAAAAAAAAAATAATAACTATATCTACAGCAGCCATAATCTACAGAAGCCATAATCTAAAACCCCATATCATAATCGTCATCCAAGCATTTACTTTCATTTACAATAGTACTTGATAAATTATTGTCTATTGTAACATTATCGATTGTACAAGGGTTGTTTTTTTCTTCTTCATCTTTTTGTCTGAATGCATTTTCTATTTTTTCACGATAGTCATTATGAGATATTTTTTCTGGATTTCCGTTTAATTTTTCCATAGCTTGTAAATCCAATAAAACATTAAACGCACCAGTACCAAAGTAACCGTACTGACCAGTCATGACATTGGCGGAAACACCTCGCATATTATCGAGCTGACCATGACGAGCGGCTGTGAGCAACATTTCTGTGTGCATTTCAAAACTGGCTTTTGCAACTGGTCCGATTTTATCCTTTAAAATACCTGATCTATAAACTGCGACCATATCCTTTCCATTATAAGTCATTCTATCACACAATACACTGAGATGATGATAATTCAAATAAACATCAGAGTGTTCCATTACTTCAGTAAATTCCATCAAAATGGCTTGTCTAGCAGCTTCAATACCAAGAACATTATATACTTCTTGAATATCGTTACTATATGTTTTAGGGGCATCAATAAAATTCAAACCCAAAACTTCCAAGAAATTTGTTCCAGTTGTATCTAGAACCCAAGTGTCTTTACGGACGTATTTACCTTCTTCTTTTATAACGCTATTTGGTACTTTACGAGGTAACACTTTGGAAATGCCCTGAACACCGCGCAATATGGTTTTCTTCAACAGATTTTCCTGAAAATTCTTCAACATGTATATTTCATCTGCACTATCAATGGGAGCAGTATCTGTTTTTTTATTGAGTTTCAGTAATCTGATTCTAAAGATAAGTTTATTATCGTTGTAATCAGAGTAAATGACGGATGCTTTATTGGAAAGATTTCCTTCATTCATTGCAAAATAAACATCATCCATACGAATATTTTTATCGAGCATAACATCTGCATTCATCTCCATGCGAATAATCCATTTTGACTTTGCACCTTCGTTATATTCAGACTCTGTAAAATCTCTTACCAAACGCTCGTATTCATAAAAGTCTTCCAACATAGGGCGATCTTCTTCAATTACGGTACTTTCGTCGTAAGGGTCAAAGTAAATTTGAATGTTTTTAACTATATCGTTTAATCTTGTATGTTCAATCATATTCGCATATTTCATTGCTCGATCTTGATCTTGAGAATCCAACGATTTCAAAGTAATGGTGAGCGAGGGATTCTTAGGATTTTTGGTAAGACGTAGGATTTCTTCAATACGTGGAACACCACGAGTGACATTAGACTTTGAAGCAACGCCAACATTATGAAAAGTATTGAGAGTTAGTTGAGTAGTAGGCTCACCAACTGACTGTGCAGCAATAACGCCAACCATTTCTCCAGGATGAATAATAGCTTGTTTGAATTTCAAGAAAATCGTATCCATCAAAACTATTAGTGCATTTTTATTAAATCGTCTCTTCATCAAAAGTTCTTTTGGATTCATAAAGAATTCGTATAAGATTTTCATCATTGGATTCTCACGGATGTAATTACAGTAATCAGTCATTCGTTCCCAATTTTCATCAATGAGTTCGAATGTTTCCATAGGCGTTATATCTACTGCAAATGTTTCATCTATTTCCATCTGTCCATGCACAGAATTAATAATTTGATAATAATTTACAGGAGCATGAACCATATTTTCATTTCGATGCTGGAAAACTTTTTCTACTAATGCAGTTCTGTTCTCAATCATCCGATCAATAAGATCACGAACTCGACCCCTTGTAGAAACACGCTGTTTTGTAATGCGAGTAATAGTGGCTTTCGTAAATACATTCATCATTTCATGCTTTTTCGAATCTGCTTCTTGTAATCCAATCATGTCGTAGTGCATGTAAATATCTTCAATACTCATTTCAACAAGAGGAATGATCTGGTTCTCTACTTTTATGGAATCAAAACCATCATCACCATAAGAGAACTGTACAATTTTCCCCATATGGTTGCGAACAGTAAGATCATATGCGACGGTAATGTCTTCCAAAGATTTTACAATACGGCGTTGAATATATCCAGTTTCCGAAGTTTTTACTGCTGTATCAATAAGACCTATACGCCCTGCCATTGCATGAAAGAACATTTCATGAGGAGCAAGACCACTAATAAAGGAATTCTCTATAAATCCACGAGCATTTGGACTGTCATCGTATTTGCTAAAATGAGGTAAAGTACGATGTTCAAATCCATAAGGAACACGTTTTCCTTCAACACTTTGTTGTCCTAAACAAGAAAGCATTTGAGAAATATTGATAGGCGAACCCTTGGACCCTGAATTAACAATCATTAGGAACCGGTTCTGTTTGCTAAGACTATTCCTGCCAATTTTACCGGCTTGTTCAGTCGCTTTATTGAGAATGTTATTGACACGAGTTTCGAAATCCATTGCATTCGAATATGCACTTTTGTTTTCGTAAATTCCTAGATGAAGTTCTTGAATGAGATCTTGAACATCTTGCTTTTGTTTATGAACAACTTGTTTGATTTCTTGTTTGGTCTTTTTATTAGCAATAAGATCACTAATTCCTACGCTAAATGAGCTTGTTCTCATGTATTCAGTTATCACATTTTGTAAATCATCTATAAAATCAACACATCTAGGGTTACTGAAATCGTTTGTAATCCGATGCAAAATACCTTTACTGGCAGAAGCAATCATTGATTTTTCCAATTGACCTTTAATATACTTGCCATTTTTGATGACAAGTGTGTTGTTATCATTCGCGTCTTTATCTAAATCACCATTGAACAGTTTTGTTTTTTGATTCATAGAAATCGGTGGGAAAATGTGCGAAAGTATATCAAAACTAGAATGTTTCTTGTGTTTTTTCTCGAATTTGGTGATATCTACGTTTTTGCACATCATAAGCAAATTCATTGCGTCATTACTAGACATATTTACAGTCTTTCTTGTAAAGCGAAAACATCCCAATAACGAGTCTTGAAATATACCAATAATTGGTGCATTTTTTGATGGACTAATCATTTGGTATGTTACTGCTGGTAATGTCATCAATTCAGTTTCTGCTGAAGTACTTTGTGGCATATGCATATTCATTTCATCACCGTCAAAATCTGCATTGTATGGATTTGTAACACCAACATTAAATCTAAAGGTGTCTCCTTTTTTCATAACTTTTACTTCATGACACATCATACTCATCTTATGCAAACTTGGTTGTCTATTAAACAACACATAATCTCCATCCATCATATGTCGATGTACTTTATCACCTTCTTCCAGTACTATACCATCACGATCTACATATCGTAAAGAAACATTATCACCATTTCTTCGTTCAAGACGATTCGCTCCAGGATGGATATCAGGACCATTTTGAATAAGTTTCATTAAGAAATTACGATTACGCTCATTTACTGTGATAGGTTTTGTAATATTCTTGGCAATTTTCATGGGAACACCCAGCTGCGTAATAGATAAGTTTGGATCACCTGTAATAACCGACCTTGCACTGAAATCAACACGTTTTCCCATAAGATTACCACGAATACGACCGTATTTTGTATTGAGCCTAGTACTAATACATTGAAACGTTCTGCCGGAATTTTGTCCAAGAGGACTAGTACCAGTTGCTTTATTATTTGCAATCATAGTAATAAAATATTGTAAAAGCTGGTAATTTTTCTCAATAAATTTGGGATTACCATTAGTCGCAATGGCTTCTTTAATCATGTTGTTGTACTTTAGAATATTCATGTAAATGTGAGTTAAATCGTCTTCACTTCTTTGCTGCGCATCATGTTTTACAGAAGGTCTGACAGCAGGCGGTGGAACTGGTAGAGCATAACAGATCATCCATTCTGGTCTAGACCATATAGGACTAAATCCCATAAACTGAACATCTTCATCTGAAATACGCTTAAACATTTTATAAACTTTTTCTGGTGTTAAATTTTGCGTGATTGTTTGACTTTCACCTTCTACTTTAATACCTTCCCACGAGGCAATAATGTTTGCAAATCCATCTAGTTTTATAGTTTTTGGTTGTAAGCAACCACAACCATCTTCTATTTCTTCACCGCAGCGTGATGTTTTTATAGTACCAATAGTAGCCCATCTTTCTTCTGGTTGCAAATGCAATAAATGTTTGTATTTGTTTTTATTTATCAATAACTTACTGCATTTATAACAAGTTAATTTACAAATCTTCATGATATCTTTGATATGTTGTACGAAAAATACTGGCATGGCCAATTCCATGTGACCAAAATATCCAGGAGTGTCCATATAGGTAAGCCCATCAGTAGGACAGAATAAACCCTTTTCCAAGACACCCATTTTCGCGTCAAACAATCCACCAATTGAATCACGTGATACTATTTCTACGACGGAATTCTTGCGAATCTCCTCCGGAGAAAGCATACTAAATTGTATTCCAATAATCTTCGAAGGATTTTCATAATCGTTTGTTTGAATACGCTTCATGATGCAAATCTATTATATATGATATAATATATTTATATTTATTCATTCAATTTTACTAGAGTTTTATTTTATTGAAAAATTTCCCCCTTATTTCACAAATATATCCAATATCCGTAAATAAAAATTGAAAATGCTACTAATGATCGGTGCTTATTTCGTTATTATCGTAGAAAAGACAAAATATTTTTAATAATGAAAATGCACCTAATAATGAAAAGTTGAACATTATTATTTTTCGGTAAAATGGAGAAAATATCAAAATCATATAAAACAAAATATCAACCAAATAATTATCAATGAATTCTTCGCTAAAAGGCAAAAACAAATGAAAAAATTGTCAACCACGTTGACAAAAAAATAAAATAAATACATAAAAATTTTGTCAACAACTTTAACAAAAATAAATAATAAACTTGACAAAAAATAAAATAAATAAATGAAAAAATTGTCAACCACGTTGACAAAAAAATAAAATAAATACATAAAAATTTTGTCAACAACTTTAACAAAAATAAATAATAAACTTGACAAAAAATAAAATAAATAAATGAAAAAATTGTCAACCACGTTGACAAAAAAATAAAATAAATACATAAAAATTTTGTCAACAACTTTAACAAAAATAAATAATAAACTTGACAAAAAATAAAATAAATAAATGAAAAATTTGTCAACCACGTTGA